CAGCAACTGCCATTTTCTCTTTCTTCTTATCTGACTTTCCTTTGAATTGTGGTGCATCTGATTTTTTAAAATCTTTTACATAGTCACCAGCGTCAGCATCTTTATCAAGTTTTTCTTCAATAGGTTTTATTGTACCTGATTTAAGTTTACTGATATTTTTCTTTAAGAAATCATCAGCTTTTTTCTTATCAAGTGTTACAAATATTTCTTTCTCATCTTTATCTAAAACTCTATAGTGTAATTTTCTTCGGCCACCAACTTGTTTTTTCATCATGGAAACATATGGTTTGATACCTTCTTTCACAAGTTCTTTTGATTCATTTACAGTATATCCTATATCCTCTAATGCTTTCATTACTTTCTTTTTAGGAGCACTTGTATTAAATGTCATTGAGTATTTTGTATAATTTTTAGTAGGGGGATATGTAACTTTTGCTCTAATTCTCTTATCCTTCAATTCATTTTGAACTAAATCTGCCAAATCATACATTCCCACCATATCAACTTCACCTTTTTGAAATTCAATTTCATATTTGGCTTCTTTAATAATTTGTCCTAAGATACCTTTTGCAGTTGTTCTGTTTTCCACTTGTTCACCCCTCACTTGTTTTGCTAAATCGGCATCCGCCTTACCCCAAGTACCAGATGATTTTGTAATAAACGAATTGACTCTAGCAAATGCCCATTGTTGTGGGGTTGTGCCAGGTCTATGTCCTGTTTTCCATGCAGCCATACCCCTATCGTATACCTTTTTAAGTATACCATAAGGCATTTTAGACTTCTCAGCCTTGTTAACTAGACCCTCTATTTTTTCGTTTAATATATCCATTGTAGTATTTATCCTTTCATTAAGTCTGTGACTGATTTACCCTTTTCCCAGAACTTGCATGACCAATATCCTGCTGTAGTTTTGTCTTTTTTCTGGTCGCAGTTGTGTCTTGCTCTAAATGCTTTTCTTCTTTCTGGGTCATCTCTTTTAATACTTAATCCTGTAGTATCACCAAAAGAAACTTTGATTACATTACCTTTATCATTCTTTACATATACATAGAACTTCTTACTACCACCTCTAACAGGGTTATTTAGTTTGACTTTTTTTCCTTGATACTCAGAATCCTCATCTAGCTCACCCCACTCATTAATCTTTTCTTTTACTGATTCGCCTGGTGTTATCCTCTTCAAATAATCATCATATTCTGGTGTTCCCATTAAATAGTATTCTCTTAAAGACTGTCCATAGTCTTTTTTATTCATATGTTCAAACATTTTTGTTCCTAACATTTGACCAGCAACATGGTCTGATAAGAAATGAAAACCTGCTTTTACTCTACCGAGACCAACTTCTTTTGCAGCTTCTATAAGACCATCTCTATGTTCTGGAAACTTTCGTGATACATACAATGCAACAATCATTGCCTGTGTTGAGTGACCACTAGGATATGAAGGAGTTTTGTTTGTTGTACTTCCTAACACATCTAGATTACCATCTAACTCAAAAGGTCTACTTCTATTAAACTTATTTTTAAAATGTTTAATTGTAGGAACAGCTTGTTTTACTATATCATCTAATTCGTTTTCATGAAATTCTACTTTAATTTTTTTGATGTATTCTTTGATTGAATAGAAAGCATTTCTATCATTGTTTGCAACACTTTCCACATCTTCATCTGTTCTTGTAGACATAATTTTTCTAACAGTTTCCATTTCTTTGACATTGTCAGTTGGTGGTGGTGGTATCTGAACAAAATCTTTTAAATCTTTTGGATAGAATTCAAGCTCCTCTGTCATTTCATATTTGTCTGATTTTCTTTTTGTACCATCTGCTCTTTTAATTAATCCCTTTGCTTTTAGATGTGCAATATCAGTAAATCCTGCTTTACCAGATTTGTATCTTTTCATTGCATCAGAGGTATCTGGTGCTTCTTCTTGAGCTTTTTTTATTTGTGATGATGTTGGAGCACCCTTCTCACCTTTACTTCTCATTTTTTCACCAGAACCTTGTTTGATTCTTTGTTTTTTCTTTCTAATATTATCCCAAAGACTTTCATTCATTTTCTTAGTCTTTTCTTTCATCTTATTAATATATGCACGATATACTCCAGCTTCTGCTTTCTTACCCATTTCTTTTGCTCTTTGTTCCATTGCAACGGCAGCTTGTATCTTATGTGCATGTGTTCTATCAGACTTTTCAATCTTTGCAACACTTGACTTTGCAGTCTCTACATCTTTAAATCCTAATCCTTGAATTGTACCCTCTGGGTTTTCATCTGTATATAAATCAGAATGACTATCACTTCCAGCAGGTTGTCCTTTCTTTCTAGGTATTCTAGGTGCTTCTGCATATGTTTTTCTTTTAGAACCTTCCAATCTACTTTTTTCAGCCTTTCCTCTGTTTTTATTTTGGTCTTCAAATCCAACAATCTTACCATCCTTATGTGATGCATCTTTATTATCACCATTACCATAAGTTCCTTTATCACGATTGTACTTAACTAACTCTGCACGATATTTAATTCTTTCAGGTGAAGATTGAAACTTTTTATATTCATCTTTATAATCTCTTTCACCAAACATTTGTTTAAACTTCTTAGTATGTTTAGATGGTTTAGTTTTTCCACCAGAATCGCCTGGAGCAGGTTTATAAGCAGCATCTGAATCTGGGTCTTTATCACCATACTTTGCAAAGTGTCTTGCACGAGCTTGTTTAGTAGATTTTGCCATGGCATCACCTTCAACATCTTTTGCATAATATTTAGCAGGTTGTGTACCTTCTCTGTCTTTAATATCTTTATCTTGTTTTGTTTTCTTAGGTGCTTCGTCTTCTGCTTTACCTTCTGTAAGAGTTAAAACTTCAAATGGTTTTAAGTATTTGGATAATACTTTTATTATATCATCTTTTATTGCTTTATGTCTTGTTATAAATGATTTTAAATCTTTTGCTAATTGTCTGTGGTTAATTGTTTTCATTAACCCTGATAAAAATGCAAACTCCCTTCCATGTGCAATGTCGTTACTTTTACTTTTAAAATCTTGTGATATTTTCTTTAGAGCAGTTCCACTCATTTCATACATAGAAATTTCATGCAACCAAAACTTATGTGTCTTATAAGTTTCATCTATGACAGTTATATAGTTTGTACCCTTACGAATAATCTCATATGGATTATCATTTACTGTAACTAGTTCACCCACATTCCAAATCTGTTCTGACAAATATAAATCCCTTAATGTTTCTAGGTCATTTAAATCTAGTTCTTCTTTAATACCCATAGAATTACGAACATCAAAGTATAACTTTTTAGCTTGTGCAACAGATAATGGTGTTCCTTGTTTGAAAGAATTAAAATCATTATCTTGAGCGGCAGCTCTCATTTTAGATGCAGACATTCCTGTTGCACCTTCAGCATCTGGGTCTCTTTCTCCAGCACTTAATACTTGTACTGTTTTATATTCATAGAATCCATGTCTTGCTTCAACACCATTGTATTCGTTAATTATTCTTGTAAATTCTGCAACTCTATCAGAACCTACAACCATAATAAGATTATCGTAATTGTTTAGTTCTACTAGTATTTTAAAAATCTCTCTAGACTTTGATACAACAATACTATTTTTGTGTTTAGGAAATGATTGTTTCATGTATGCAATTTTCTTTGCATATTGTAATGGGTCTTTCTTAGGATTCTGTGTGTGTGAAGCAAAGATTTTATAATCACTAGGATTTGCTTTCTTCACAGCATCACATAGCTTTTCGTGACCTATCGTTGGTGGATTAAATCTACCAAAGGTAAATGCAACTGTTTTAGGTGCTTCTGCTATGTCTACAAACTTCTTCATCTTTTTTTCTTTAACATGGTTAGTTTTCTTTTATATTGAGGTTTTCTCATTTCTACTTCAACATCTGCAACAGCGCCAACAAATGATTTCAGTCTACCTTGTACTATTGACAATTGGTTCTCTGCAAAATCTGATTTATTCTTTGAAGATTGAAGTGCATCTCTAAATAAATCTTTGTATATTTCAACAATCCTTTGTTTTGCAGTACTTAGTTTCATAGTACCCATACCTGAGATTACAATTTCAGGGTCTTCTGCATCTGCAAGTGTCTTGATATCTTTCATATCATAGATACTACCAAACTTACCTTCTACTAATTCGTTATACTCGTTAAATTGTTTCATTTTACTTATCCCATGCCTTGATGGCAGTAAAGTTATTAAAACTAAACTCCATTCGGTCTACTAATTTTACAGCGTTACCACTTACTCTATCTATTGCAACATAACCCTCTGGGTTAGATACTTTAAATCCATTATCAGTTTTAATAAATGTTCCAATACTTCTAACACTATTTAATTTTTTAACTACTAACATCTTAGCATTAACAATAGCATTTTGAAATGTAATTATTGTCGTTAAATTTTTAACATGTTTATTCATTTCTCTAGTGTACTCTGTTCTTAATTTTGCATATTTATTTTTACCAGCTTTACTTTTTGAAGCTTTTATTTTGTCATTGTACTTATCATATACATGTTCAACATAACCTTTAGCATGTGCTCTAGGATTTGATATTGGTTTACCTTGTCTAACATTAATATTGTTATATGTTTTTAATGATGCTGATACCATTGCACCTGTAAAACTGTTTTGTAAATTTAAAAACTTAGTTAACATGGGTGAGTTAATTGTTTGAAATGTTTTACCAGCAATAGATAACTCAGCAGTTATATTTGTTGTTTCTTTTTCTGTAAATGTTGCACTACCAGATACATCTTTAAATGTTGCATCATCCATCCATATACTAGATACATTTTTAAGACCTGATATGTTTACTCCAAAAGATGCTTTCATACTTTGTAAATCACTACCTGTGTAGGTTGTGTGCCAAACTACACCAATTTTTGCTTTATTGATTTGACTTCCAAAATCTGAATCAACATCTACTGCGTAAACAAGAGTGTTTGGTTGGAATGTGTAATAACTCTTACCATCTATAGTATCTTTAGATACATCATCTGTAAACATCAAATCACCTTGTATCACTCCTTTAATACCTAACTTTGGAAACTCTGATAAGGCAACTTTAAATTTTGCGTTTAAATCACCTTTAGTATACTTGTCTATATCTGCATTTGTTTTGAGTAGTTGTGGTTCTACATTGAATACAGATTTCTTTCCTACAAAAAACTTACCATCTTCTGGGTCAATACCAGCAAAGATAGCAGGAGCACCATCCCATTTAACTGTCATATTAATAGATGAACGACTTGCACCAGCAAACATATCTCTTAGTGAACGAACAAAGTTTATAGAT